TCGCGTTCGGCGCATCCGATGCGATTCGCGAGCTGTCACAGCGCGTCACCGAAGCCGACTTCGCCGCTATCAGCGACGAGCTCGCGCGCTTCACCGTCGTGCACCTCGACGCGGAGCACGCGCCCAAGCTCGACGCCATCTTCGAAGAGCATTTTGTTGGGCGCTACGACGTCATGCTGCAGTGGTTTGCGTTCGGACTAGAGGCAAATTTCTCGAGTTTTTTCGCAGGTACCGCGAGCGACAAGAGCACGCTCGCGGAGCGACTCAAGACGCTGATGTCGTTACTGCCGCAATCCCCGCAGGCGTCGACTGGGACATCCACCGCATCGCAACCAGCACCCACTACCGGTCAAGCCTAACGGAGATATTCCACGACTGGACTCTTGACGACCTCTACGACGCACACGCGGTGTTAGACATGTACGACGAGCTAGAGCGCCGACAAGCAGCCGCCATCAAGGATCGCCAGTGAGCGCGGTCGTCTTACGTGAGCTCGTCGCCATGCTCGGCCTCCAGGTCGACGAGAAGGCTTTTAAGAAGGCCGACGAAGGGCTCAACAAGGTTAAGAAAGGCCTCGAGGGCGTCGACGGCAAGATGCGCGACGCCAAGGGCCGATTCCTCAAGACCGGCCAAGCCATGGGCGACGGCGCGGCGGATGGTGCGCGCGCGAACGCCAAGTCGATCGCCAAGAAAGTCGCAGACGGCGGCGGCATCGGCAGCGCCATCGGCGCCACGCTCGGCAAGTACCTCGGCGGCGCTGCTGTCGTCGCCGGGCTTAAGCACATGACCGATCTGGCCAGCTCGGCCGACGAAACTAACAACGTGCTCCGGGAGGTCTTCGGCCCCGAGGGCGAGGCGCAGGTGCACACCTGGGCCGCGGCCGTCGGCGAGTCGATGGGGCGTTCCAAGTACGCCATGGAGGCCAGCGCCGCGTCGCTCGGCGCGATGCTCGAGCCCATGACGGGCAACGCGGCCGAAGCGCAAGAGATGTCGCAAAAGTTTGCCGAGCTCGCCGTAGACCTCGGTTCGTTTTTCAACGCCAGCGACGAAGACGCGCTCGCCGGATTGAAGAGCGGCATCTCTGGCGAAACCGAGCCGCTTCGGAAGTTCGGCATCGTCATGAGCGATGCAACGCTGGCCGAGTACGCCCACACGCAAGGGATCACTAAGAAGCTCTCCGCAATGAGCAATGCGGAGAAAACTGAGCTTCGCTACGGCTTCATTCTGAGCAAGACGACCAAGGCGCAGGGCGATGCGGCCCGCACCTCTGACAGCTACGCCAACAAACAAAAAGCGTTCGGAGCCGCGATTGACGACCTCGCCACCGACATCGGCAAAACGCTCTTGCCTGTCGCTACCAAGATGCTCCGCTGGGCGCTCGCATCGATACAGCAGTTTGGCAAGCTCACGCAGACGAGCAACATCCTAAAGGCGGCGTTTGTCGTGCTCGGCGTCGCCATGCTCTACGCGTTCGGTCCGGCGGCGCTCACCATTGCCGCCGTGGCGGCGGGGCTGGCCGTCGTCATCGGTGTGCTCGACGACTTGATCACGTGGTTCGAGGGCGGCGACTCACTCTTCGGCGACCTACTCAATCAGATGTTTGGCGAGGGCGCATCGGAGAAAGCGCTCGCCGGATTCAAGGGGGCCATCGAAGCCGCGCGCGAGGTCTACGACCGGTTTATCGAGACTCTCAAGAGCTTCGACTGGGAAGGTTTCTTTGACCGATGGGGTCGCCGCATCCGGGAGTTTGGCGGCACGCTCCGAGAGTTCAAGAACAAATGGGACGAGGTTCTCTACGAAGAGGCGGGCTCGCCAACAAGCGGCCCGCTCGCCGAGCGGCACAACGCGCGCGTGCTCGCCGAAGCCGCGGACAACCTCGCGGCGCAAGGGCGAAAGAAGCGCGCCGACGAGCTGCACGCAAAGGTGCTCGCCGAGAGAGCCGCAGCAGAAGCCGAAGCGCAGCGGCAGCTCGCAGCGGGCGCAGAAACCAATCGCGGCACGCCGGGCTTTGCGTATGCCCCCCCCAACGCATCCTATTCCGGCGGCGCCGTCACGGCACCGCTGCCGCCGCCGGCGTCGACGATCAACAGCATCACGCCGGGCTCAGTCATCATCAACAACTTCCTGCCGCAGAACGCCAACGTCTCCGACTACACGCGCGCGCAGCAACGCGCGAATGACATCCAAATGCGGCGCACCAAAGAAGCGCTCGAGCGCACCGCGCCGTAGGAGCCGAGCCCGATGCCGTTCAACAACACGCGCGAAGTTACGCACATGCAAATCGATGGCATCTGGATCGACTGCAGCGTGCGCGAAAGTCACGGCATGACGGCGCAGTGCACGCAGTTTCCGGTCGAAGACGGGCCCAACATCAGCGACCACGTGCGCACGCAGCCGGAGACGCTGCACATCGAGGGCATCGTGACCAACACGCCCATCGAAGCGCCGAAGTCACACGCGGGCTCTGACGTGCTCATGAGCACGAGCTACCCGCTGCTCGACCGAGACGGCCGCGCCATTCTCACGACGAGTGACACGTTCAAGACGTACCCCATCGAAGGCGAGCCGGTCGCTGGCTGGCTGAGCGTGCTGCCATTCGTCGGCCAGGTCTACGACCTCTCGCGCGCCGCGAGCGACCCGCGCACGCCCAAAAAGAAGCTGCAGATGGCGGTCACGGAGCCCCAAGGCATCCGCAACAACATGTCGATGCAAGCGCTGCAGATGGTAGTCGCGCCGACCATCACAAGCACGCCGCTGGGGCCGAGCGACGCGAACGCGGTCGGCAGCTCCTTCGACCGCGTCGCCGCCGTCGCGGCCGCGCTGCGTGACACCTACGCGCGGCGCAAGGCAGTCCAGGTCGTCACCGCCTACCGCGTCTACAACAACGCCGTCTTGGTTGAGCTCACCGTGACGCGCGACGCGTCGAGCTCGGCGAACGCGCTCATGTTCACGGCGCAATGCCAGATGGTCAATATCGTCGGCGTCACGTACGGCTCGCCGGTACCCACGCAGGTCCGCGCCACGCCGGCGAAAGCCAAAGGTACACAGAACACCAAGCCGACCAAGCCCGGAGAAGTCTCGCCCGACCTCAAGCGCAAGGTGAGTGTCGCCAAACAACTGTTTGGCGACATAAAAGACAGACTCACCGGCGTCGCGCCCGCTCCCTAACGCATGGCAAGCATCCGCATCACGACGACGCCCGACGTCGACACGACCCAACGCGTGCAGCTGAGCGGCTCGAGCTACTCGCTGCGCATCGTATGGAGCCAGCGCGGCGCGTGCTTCCGCATGAGCGTGTCGGACACCGCGGGCGTGCCGCTGATTGTGGGCGTGCGCATGATCACTCTCTACCCTCTGCTCGAGCGCTACCACTACAACACGAAGCTCCCGCCGGGCGACCTCTGGTTTCTCGACCTTCGCGACGAAGGCGGCAAGCCGACGCTCGCCGAGATGGGCGACCGCTATCGCCTCTATTACGTCACAGACGACACGTGGTGACGCATGGCCGACCAGAGCATCATACCGGCCGACGCACTCTTCGACCGCGTCTACTCGCTGCAGGTCGAAGACATGACCATCACCGAGCTCAACGTGAGCTTTCACGTCAAGCGCTCGCTCTCCGCGAAGGTGTCCGGTCGCTGCGACGTCGTCATCAACAACCTCTCCGAAGACACCCGCAAGCGGCTGCATGCGATGCGCCAGGTCTACGTCTCGCTCGAAGCGGGCTATGCACCCACGGGCCTAAGTCTCATCTTTCGCGGCGACCTCTCGGAAGCCTGGAGCTCGCGCGACGGCACGCAGTGGACCACGACCATCACGAGCGACGACGGCGGCAAAAAGAAGAAAAGCGCGCGCGTTCAACGCAACTACGTACAGGGCACACCCCTTGCCAAAATCATCACCGACATCGCCGCCGCTATGCAGGTCGGCGCCGGCAACGCAGCGACCATCGCGGCCGACGCCCGCTACTGGCAAACGGGGCAAGCCGCCGTCGGTAAAGGCATCACGACGAGCGGCGACGCCGCCCAGCAGCTCGACCGCATCACGCGGTCGTGCGGGCTGTCGTGGTCGATTCAAGACGGCCAGCTGCAGTTTCTGCCAACGCGCGCGGCAGCGTTACCGGACCCGCCGATTTTGCTGTCGCCGCAGAGCGGCTTGATTGAGTCGCCGGAGCTAGGCAAGGACCAGATAGTGAAAGCTCGCACGCTCATGCTGCCGGGCTTGTATCCCGGTCGCCAGGTCGAGCTCGACACGCGGTATGTCGACGGCGTCTATCGCATCGACTCCGTGACGTATAAGGGCGAGTGGCTCGGCAACGACTGGGGCACCGAGCTCGAGCTGAGCGCTCTGCAGCGCTAGCCCCTTGCGCTCGGCGCGACTCTGCCGCTACGCGCTGACATGCAGAGCACCGACCCAACGCCCACCGATGAGACCACCGAGACGCTCGAGCTCCCAGAGCCGGCCATCCCGACTGGCGACCTGCAGCCCGTGCCGGAGCCGGCGAGCGCCGAAGCCGACCTCGAGGCAGACGACCTCGCGAGCGCCTTAGTCGCGCCCGACGCGTGACGCTCGCAACGCCCGACTGGGCCGAGATAGTGCAGGCGGCCATCGCGTCGGCGCTCTTCGACACCCATACGGCGATGCCGGGGCAGGTCGTGGCTGTGCACACCGACGCGAGCGGCCGCGGCCAGCTCGCCGACGTGCGCCCTTGTCTGCGCAACGCGCTGGCGATGGCCGACGACGCAGAGGGGTTTGCGCCCTTCGTTGAAGAGGACCTGCCAATCATCCCGCGCGTGCCGATCGCGTTCCCGCAGGGCGGCGGCTTCGCGATCACATGGCCGCTCGCCGCCGGTGACTTCGTGCTGCTCGTCTTCGCCGAGCGCTCTATCGACCAATGGCTCGCCACTGCGTCCAAGAGCCGCCAGGTCGCCATCTCGACGGGCGACCTGGGGACACACACGCTCGACGGCGCCGTCGCCCTACCGCTCGGCCCGGCGCCCTTGGGGCACCTCCTAAGCCCGGTGTCGTCGACCGCCATGCGGCTCGGTTCTGATACGGGTAAGGCGATTTACGTCACGTCGAGCAGGGTCAACCTAGGCAGCTCGGCGCCGACCGACTCGGTCGCGCTCGCCAGCAAGGTCGAAGACGAGCTCGCTCGCATCTCAGCCGACCTCTCGCGTCTCACCATCGCCACCGAAACGGCGATCGGCGCTGTGCCGGGCGGAGCCGCAGCCAAGACCGCTTTCGCCGCTGCCGTCGGCTCGACCGCGCTGCCTGCGACCAAGGTGCCATCGGACCCGGGCGACGTAGGCTCAACCGTCGTCGCCAGCGACTAGTTGCTCGAGCGACCAGTGCACCGGTGCACCGATTCGCCGGTGCTCTTGCGCTTCGGTCGACTCTGCCTGTACAGCCCGGCGTGACCGACCTTGCGCTCGACCCGCTCGACGGGGACATCGTGATCGCTGGCGGCGACCTTGCGCTCGTCCACGGGGCCGACGCCGTCGCCCAAGACATCAAGCTGCGCGTCGCCCTATTCAAGGGCGAGTGGCCGTTGGACACCCGGGTCGGCATCGACTACCGCACGCTCTTCTTTGAGCGCCGGCCGCCCGACCAGGTCGTGCGCGCGGTATTCACCCAAGTGCTGCGCGAGACGGGCGACGTCGCCAGCGTCGACCGGCTGCAGATTGGCTTCGCGCGCGCGGAGCGCTCGCTCAACATCTCGGCGACCGTCACGACGACCGCCGGCGAGGTCGTGCCGGTCTACCGCGACGTGCTCGTGACGCTCGACGCGTCGACCGAGCCCCAAGACATCGCCACACCCACCGGCACCGTGGCGCCCGCGCGCTTCAATGGGGGCTCACCGTGAGCGGACTCACCCCGGAAGGCTTCGTCGCCAAGACCGTCTCGGAAATCATCGCCGAGCTGCAAGCCGCCCAGCGCTCGACCGTCGACGGCTCGCTCAACACCAGCGCGACCGGCGTCATCGCCAATCTCAACATGAGCTTCGCGCTCGAGCTCGCTGCGTGCTGGGAAGCCCTCGCCGAGCTCTACGACGCACACGACCCGGTGAGCGCCGAAGGCATCGCGGCCGACGCCAACGGCTCGCTCGTCGGTGTCCCGCGTCTGCCGGCGACGCAAGCGCTCGCCACGCTGCACCTCACGATGGCGCCGTCGACGCTCGTCCCGAGCGGCAGCGTCGTGTCGGACCCCACGCGCCCTAGCGTGCGCTTCGTCACGCTCGAAGACGCACTCACCTCGACCACGTCGACAAGCGTCGACGTCGCTGCCGCCGCCGAGACGGCCGGCGAGCTCACGGCCGGCGCCAACACACTCACCAAGATCGAAAGCCCGGCATCCGGTTGGACAGCCGTCACAAACCCACTACCGGCCATCCCGGGGCGCGACGTCGAAACCGACGAAGAGTACCGCATCCGCCAAGCCGAGCTCCGCGCGACCAGTGAGGGCTCGACGCTCGACGGCATCGTCGCCGACGTCGCCTTGCTGCCTAACGTGCTCACCGCGAAGGGTTACGAAAACGTCTTAGACGTCGTCGTCAACTCGCTGCCGCCGCACTCGTTCGAAATCGTCGTCTCCGGCGGCAACGACCAAGTGATCGCGCAATCCATCTGGCGCAACAAGCCGGCGGGCATCGAAACCTACGGCACGACGAGCGTGTCGATACTCGACAGCGAGGGCGTGACGCACACGGTGCGCTTCTCACGCCCCACTGAGAAGATCGTCAACGTCACCTATTCCGCGACCACAGATGCGAGCTACGTCGCCGCCAGCATCCGTGCGGCGCTCGAGCAAGCGAGCGTCGACCCGACGAGCCCGGCGCACTTCGGCATCGGCGAGCCGGTGTATCTCGTGCGGCTGCTCGCCATCGCATCCGAAGTGCTGGGCGTCGTCAACGTCACGCTCGACATCGCGCTCGCGCCGGCGCTGCCGCCCGATGCGATCCCGACCTCGCCCGATAACGTCTTGCTCGTCGGCACGCGCGAGGTCGCGACCTTCGCCGGCGCGACGTGGGTCGGACCGTGACGCTCACGCACAACCCGGACGTGGTGACCCAAGGCCAAGCGCTGCCTATCTACGACCTGCGCACGCCGAAGTTTCTCGCGCTGCTCGCCACCTACCTCGAGCAAGTGCAGCAGCTCGAAGACGCCATCTATGATGTCTTCGTCGGAACGATGCTGCCGGGCGCTGAGGGCGACGCACTCGACATGCTCGGCGAGCTCATCGGACAGCCGCGCGCCGGCCGCGACGACTTTACATACAAGCTCTGGATACAAGCGCGGATCATGCTCAACAAGTCGAGCGGCAGACCGCCCGACATCCTCGGAATCGCACGCGCCATCATGCCGCCGGGCGGCACTATCCTCCTCCAGGAATACTTCCCCGGGGCGTTCAAGCTCGAGCTGCTCGGCATCACGTTCGCAACCACGGGCGTGCAGCTGCGCCAGCTATTTCAGGAGGCGAAAGCAGCGGGCGTGCGCATCGACGTTATCTTCTCCGCGGCCGACCTGGGCGAGCAGTTCACGCTCGGCGGCGCCGCTGTCACTCCGGATATCAACGTGCAGCAAGGCTTCGCGGACATCGCGCAAACGACCGGCGGCCAGCTCGTCGGTGTGGTGTAGATATGGCAATCACACTCACGTTCGACCAAGTAGACGCAGGCATCCCGGCCGGCAGCGTCGACCGCGGCCGCACCGACATCAAGAGCACCGGAGCTGTCGCCGCGACGCGCGCGCACACCGTGACGATCACCGTCGGCAACATCCCGACCGGTGCGCTCGTCGACGTCGTGCTGCTTGACGAGCCGCCTAACAGCAACCCGCTCTTGACCCAGCTCGCGCCGGAGACGTGGACGCTCGAGTTTGATATCGGGTGTTGGGGTCCGTTCCGCGTGCGCGTCACTGCGACCGCAAGCGGCCAGGTGGTGTCATCTGTCACGCGGCGCATATCGATCCGCTCGCCGGGCTACCACATCGACTATCCGGGTCTCGCCGAGAGGTACGATCCGAACGCGACGCTCGTGCCGACCGTGCCGTCGGTCGAGTTGACCGAGATGAATGAGGGCTCAACCAACCGCCCTCTCGTCGACTTTCACCGACAGATGGTCGAAGCCATCGAAGGTGGGGTCGGCGGCGGCGGCGGCGTAATACCCGACGGCAGCATCACCGAAGAGAAGCTCGCGCCGGCGCTTAGCGACAACCTGCTGCGCGCCGACGGGACGATCGCCTTTACCGGCGACCAGAATGCCGCCGGACACATCATCCATAACGTCGGCGTCCCACTGCTACCAGGCGACGCCGTGCCGCTCTCGAGCGTTATCGCGGCCGTCAACCGCGCCGGCACACGCACGCCGTGTCGACTCGTTGCAACGATTCCGATCACCGCGTCGAACACGCAGGTAATCGACTCGGTCGCCACCGTGAACGCCGACCGCGTGCTGCTCACGGCGCAAGCGTCGCCAGTCGACAACGGCATCTACATCGCCAACGACGCCGGCGCGTGGCTGCGCAGCACCGACGCAGACTCAAGCGAAGAGCTCCTACCCGGCATGGTGATATTCATCACCGCCGGCACCTCCTTCGCGGACAGCGGGTGGATACTCTCGACCGATGCGCCGATCTTGCTCGGCACGTCGGCGCTTACGTTCACGCGGTTTACTGGCTCCGCGCAGCTAGTCGCCGGCGCCGGGCTTACGAAGACCGGCAACGCGATCGACGTAGTCGCGCACGCAGATGGCTCGATAGTCGTGTCTGCAGACGCCGTGCAGGTCGGCATCCTCGCAACCGATGCGCAGCACGGCAGCCGCGGCGGAGGCACGCAGCACGCCGCAGCGACGACCACCGTCGCCGGATTCTTCGCGGCACTCGATAAAACCAAGCTCGACGGCGTCGAAGCCGGCGCGCAAGTCACGTCTTTTGCGCGCGTGCAGACCGCACTCGCCGCGGCAAGCTCGGCCGTCGCCTTCAACGCGCAGCGCTTGACCGGCGTCGCCGACCCGACCGCAGCCCAAGACGTCGCGACGAAAGCCTACACAGACGCCGTCGCGCAAGGTCTAGACGTAAAGGCCTCTGTGCGTCTGGTCGCGACGGCCAACGTGCCGGCGCTCACCGGCGCGGTCGCCATCGATGGCGTCACGACATCGACCGGAGACCGCGTGCTGCTCACCGCGCAGACCGCCGGCAGCGCAAACGGCATCTACACGACAGCCACCGGCGCTTGGGCCCGCTCGACCGACGCTGACAGCTCGGCCGAAGTCACGGCCGGCCTATTTGTGTTTGTCACACAGGGTACGGCCTACGCTGACACCGGGTGGGTCCTCACAACCAACGACCCGATCACGCTCGGCACAACAAGCCTCGCATTCGCCCAGTTCAGCGGCGCCGGCCAAATCACCGCCGGCACCGGCCTCACCAAAACCGGCAACACGCTCGACGTCGTCGCGCATGCAGACGGCTCGATAGCCGTGTCTGCAGACGCTGTGCAGGTCGGCATCCTCGCAACCGATGCGCAACACGGTACCCGCGGCGGCGGCACGCAGCACGCCGCAGCGACGACGAGCGAGGCTGGATTCTTCGCGGCACTCGATAAAACCAAGCTCGACGGCGTCGAAGCCGGCGCGCAAGTCACGTCTTTTGCGCGCGTGCAGACTGCGCTCTCTACCGCGAGCTCGGCCGTCGGCTTCAACGCGCAGCGCTTGAGCGGCGTCGCAGACCCGACTGCCGCTCAAGACGTCGCGACGAAAGCCTACACAGACGCCGTCGCGCAAGGTCTAGATGTAAAGGCCTCGTGCAGAGCCGTTGCGACCACGAATCTCGGGACGCTCTCCGGCAACTACACGATCGACGGCATCACGACAGTCAACGGCGACCGTCTGCTGCTGACAGGGCAAAACACAGCATCGCAAAACGGCATATGGGTCACAGCGGCGGGCGCATGGGCGCGCGGTGCGGACGCAGACAGCTCGGCCGAAGTCACGGCGGGCCTGTTTGTGTTTGTCACCGAGGGCACGGTCAACGCTGACAGCGGGTGGGTCCTGACGACCAACGACCCGATCACGCTCGGCACCACGGGCCTCGTGTTCACGCAGTTTAGCGGCGCTGCCCAAATCACCGCCGGCACCGGCCTCACCAAAACCGGCAACACACTCGACGTCGTCGCGCATGCAGACGGCTCGATAGCCGTGTCTGCAGACGCCGTGCAGGTCGGCATCCTCGCAACCGATGCGCAGCACGGCAGCCGCGGCGGCGGCACGCAGCACGCCGCAGCGACGACCACCGTCGCCGGATTCTTCGCGGCACTCGATAAAACCAAGCTCGACGGCGTCGAAGCTGGCGCGCAAGTCACGTCTTTTGCGCGCGTGCAGACCGCACTCGCCGCGGCGAGCTCGGCCGTCGCCCTCAACGCGCAGCGCTTGAGCGGCGTCGCCGACCCTAGCTCACCGCAGGATGCTGCGACGAAAGCCTACGTAGACGCCGTCGCTCAAGGGCTCGATACGAAGGCCTCTGTGCGTCTGGTCGCGACGGCCAACGTGCCGGCGCTCACCGGAGCGGTCGCCATCGATGGCGTCACGACATCGACCGGCGACCGCGTGCTGCTCACCGCGCAGACCGCCGGCAGCGCAAACGGCATCTACACGACAGCCGCCGGCGCTTGGGCCCGCTCGACCGACGCTGACAGCTCGGCCGAAGTCAACTCGGGCATGTATGTGTTTGTTACCGAGGGCACCGCGAACGCAGACAGCGGATGGGCCCTCACCACAAACGACCCGATCGTGCTTGGCACGACCGCCCTCGCGTTTACGCAGGTTTCCGGCGCCGGGCAAGTCATCGCCGGCGCCGGCTTGACGAAGACTGGCAATCAGCTCGACGTGGTCGCGCACGCCGACGGCTCGATTGTTGTGGCTGCTGACAGCATACAGCTCGGCGTTATCGCGACCGACGCGCAGCACGGTCTTCGAGCCGGCGGCACCACGCACGCAGCGGCCATCGCGGGCGGCGCATCCGGATTCTTGACGGGCGCCGACAAAGCTCGCGTGGACGGCGCCAACGTCATCACGGCAAAGTGGCATGTGCCCGGCGCTGGCAGCCTCACAATGTCAGGCATCCCCGTCGGCTGGCAGGAGACGCCG